AAATTGACCGATCTCGAAACCGAGAACGCCGCGCTCAAAGCGGAAAAGGCAAAGACCACGCGACAGGCCGAAATCTCGGCAAAGGCTAAAAAGCTCGGAATCCCCGACTACCTGATGAAGCGAGTCTCATTCGCAGAGGATGCAGACCTCGACAAGGAGCTGGCGGATTACAAGCAGGAGTTAGTCACCAACAACCTCATGCCCAAGGAGCAGGCGCATGAAACAGGAAGTAGCAAGGAGGCAATGGAAGCCGACGCCAAGGCTTGGGCCGAAAGTCTTCCCAACAAGTAACAGCTCCGAATCATTCACCCCTTAAATTGATTGCAACAATGGCTATTGATTTCAAGAAAACGCAGCTATCGGGCCACACGCCCGAAATTTGGCGCGGCGAGTGCAAGATTCTGCCGGGCGGCTTCAAGCCGGTGCAGAACTTCCCCGTCGGAACGGTGTTGCATCGGGGAACTCCTATCTATGTCGATTTCGAGGCGATGAGTGCCGCCGTTTGCAAGACCGCCAAGGTTCTCAAAGGAGGCACGACCACCGCGCCCCGCGTCGCCAAAGGGCATTACTTCGTCGCAGGCGACGTAGTAATGAAACTCGGAGTAACCGACAAATCCCCGATCATCAAGTCCATCGACACGGCCAATGCCGGGTACGATGTCATCACGTTCGCATCCGCCATCGCAGGGCTGGCCGAGGGCGACATCCTCGTAGAGGCAACCGAATATGCCGAAACAGGCGGCGGTTCGGGTTCCGACCCCATCCCTGCCGCGCCTCGCTATACACCCAACATGGTTGTCGGAGCGGCCAAGGAGTTCACCGGAAAGGGCCTCCCGACGATTGATGCCGCATACGAGGCGGTAGTCCTCTATCCGAGCCTGAACTTCCCTTTGCTGGAAGACTGGCTCATCAATCCCGGCAAGGTATGCCTCAAAGCAAACCCGAACATTCTGTTCATTAAACAGTAACGATCATGCCCGAAATTCTTTATAGCTCAATCTTTGGCGCATTGACGCAGCACGTACAAGCTCGCTTCGATGCCGCCTCGAAACTGCACAAGCAGCTTTTCGACAACGTAATCTTCGAGCGTTTCCTCGACTGGGACACCCCGACTATCGGCCTCGACTTCGAGGAGATCATCGGTCAGTACAACATCACTGTTGCTGCTCCGACCATCGGCGATCAGTCGAAAGAGGCTATCCTCGGTACGGAGGGGTTGGAAACCGTGAAAGAGCGCATCCTCAATCATGCCGTAACGCTGCCGATGACGATTCAGGACTATCGTAAGGTTCTGCAAATCCTCGACAGCAAGTCGCTCCCCGACAAGGCAAAGACGGAGCAGCTCATCAAACTGATGTGGGGAAGCTCGACGACGGTCGTAAGCTCCGTCCTCGCAAAGCTCGACATCCTGTTCCTGCGTCCGCTTTCCAACGAGGGCGTCGTCGAACTCGACGACAACATCAACCCCGAAGGTGGCGTGCGCGGCACGATCAACTTCAACCAGCCCTCCGAAAACATCGCGTCGTCCCGCATCGAGTGGAAAGACGCCAACATCGACACGGTGGACTGCTTCGAGGATATTCAGGGGATCATCGACGCCGCACAGGACAAAACCGTATTCGGCAAAATCCTCTGCGCTCCGTCGCGCATCTCCTACATGTGCCGCAGCAAGAAGATCAAGCAGATGATCTGGGGAACCGACAAATCTGCGAAGATCGTGCAGCTGAAAGACCTGAACGCCTATATGCAAGAAAACAGCTATCCTGTTTTCGAGCCTATCCGCCGTCAGGTTCGCATTCAGAAAGGCACGCTCCGCGTCCCCTATACGCCGTGGAACGAGAAGAACATGGTCTTCATTCCCGACGGCAAGCTCGGCATCGTCAAAAACGCATGGGCGAACAACGAGCTGAAACAGGAGGCCGGAGTAGCGTACTCCAACTACGGGCGTATCCGCGTCTCGCAATGGGGCGTGGGCGAAACGCAGGGCAGCAACGGCGTTGAGTTCACCAAGGCCGAATCACTCTCGTTGCCCGTGATTACGGAAATGAACGGCATCTACACCCTCAAAACGCAGTCGTAGCCGTGGATAACCTTACCGCAACGAGGAGTTTGTGCAATGCGATAGCAAACACATTCTATCCTGATAACGCGACCATCGAATTTGCGCTCTTCAATGAGGGCATCGACGCAAAGGCCGAGGCGACCCCGAAAGACCCTATGATCTTTCGGGTTGCCGCCCGCCTTGTCATCGGATATGTCGAAAACAGCCGCTCCGAAAACGGCGTATCGACCTCCGTAATGAGCGAAGAAGCCCTCAAACAGAGCCTTTCGATTTGGTGCGGACATTATGGCCTCGATGCGGATGAGGTTCTTTCCGACTATATGCGCGTGATCGAGGACGGCACGCATCTATGGTGATATGAGGTACAACGGCACATTACGCTACGAGATACTCACCGAGGGAGGTATCGACGAATGGGGCGAACCGATAGAGGCCCGTTCCGATTGGAGCGATCCTTTGCCCTGTTCGATCAAGACCAACAGCGATAACCGCAAAGGGCGTTACGAAGACGGCGAATTTCGGCAGGCTTCGTTTACGATCCTCGTTGAGTGCATCCCTTTCCCCTACAATCGGGTGAAACTCGAAAGGATGGGCGAAAATCTCGGAGAATACCGCGTGATGAATGCGGAACCTCTCACCACCGTAGGCAGAACTCAAATCGTAGTGTGATATGGCGAAAGTCGTTACTACTCACGGCAAATATAAGGGCGTCATCGTCAGCAAAACGGATATGCGCAAGCTGAAAGCCGGATTGCAGGCCAAGATGAAAGACATCGTCGCCCTGCTCGTGAAGCAACTCTCTTTCATCGGGGAGGAGTGCATACGAATCGCCCGCGAGAGTGGCAGCTACAACGATATTACCGGCAATTTGAGGTCATCAATAGGCTATGTGGTGCTTGTGGACGGGAAACCCGTCGTGACGGGAGCCTCGAAGCAATACAACGGCAAGAACGGGCATGGAGAAGCAGGCCCGCCCGCTGCCGAAGCGTTGCTCCAAAAACTGCAAGCAAAATTTCCGTGGGGTGTGGTGCTGATCGTCTGCGCAGGCATGAAATACGCCGCATACGTCGAAGCAGTCCACCATAAGGATGTACTCACATCAGCCGAGTTGAAAGCCGAATCCCTTGCCAAGAAACTACTCAACGATTTAATCGAATAGAGAGATGATAAAAACGGAGACGCAGATTGAGCGGGATTTCTATTCTTTCGTCAAGAATAGCGACCTCGGAAAGGCCATCAGAGGAAAGGTTTACCGACCCGAAATGCGCCCGACCGACGCCACAACGGAGGATTTGATCGTCAAGTTCCTCGCAGGACTTGATGAACAAGTACAAACGGGCGTGGTGATCTTCAACCTCTATGTCCCCGATATACCCTACACCGACGGACGAATGGTTCCGGATAGGAAACGTATCGGCGAATTGCAGGAGTTGATTCTCTCATTCGTAGAAACCGCAGGAGGTACGGAGTATTGGCTCTCGACCGATGCGACACCGACCACGATGCGCAACGAGGATATAGAGCAACACTTCATTTACGCAAGAATTAAGTTCAACCGCATAACAGAATAAAACTATGGGAAAGAAGATCATCATGTCGTGGTCGAAGTGCAAGATCGAGGTCGGTAAAACCGGCGACGACGAAGCTATGGCAGCCTCCCTGACCGACATCGGTACTATCAACGACAAATCGACGACGCTTGCCACGGAGGACGGCGAAACCCTGACCGCAACGGCGACAGGCGGAATCGTGGTCGCCGAGGAGGAGGGCGAGCCGGTCGTAACCCTGACAACCCGCGTCAAGGAGATGGGTTTCGATACGGAAAAGATGTTTACCGGAGCGGTCGTTTCGGAGGACAGCAACGAGCTGACCGTGAAAACCAACGTCGTATCGGACGATTTCTCCGTGAAGCTCACGCCCAAGAACATCGGTGCTATCGGCATCAAGGCCCGGCGCACACACGTATCGTTCCGTCCGGGCAGCTCCGAGGAGGAGGGATCGTATGTCGATCTCACATTCAAGATTCTCGCCTGCTCCGATGGGGAGCTTTACAAGAAGTTCCGGGTCAAGGCCGAAGATTGGCCCGCCCCCAAACCCTAAATAGCATCGTAAGATGCTGACGAGTGGAGAGACACCCTTTGCGGTTGGCAGGAGAAACCGCAAACAGGAGGGTTGGCAGAGTGGCTGAATGCACCTCACCGCTAACGAGGCAAGCCGTAAGGCTTCGGAGGTTCGAATCCTCCACCCTCTGCAATTTTATCGGGATATGGAACAACAGAATACTATCGAAAATAGCGTCGCATCGGCGATTCTTGAAAAAAGCATCGACAACATCGACATCGAAGGGGTTACATACGAAATAGCCCCTCCATCTACTGCGACCCTGATTCTCATCTCGGAGATCGTAGCAACTCTCCCCGTTGTAAAAAAGGTTCCGGCCGAAGAGATCGTAACCTCGGTATTGCATTATGCCCGATATTATCGACCTATCGGCGATATTGCCGCCGTACTTATTCTCGGCGCGAAAAACCTCATCGAATATCGCACCATCGTACAGGAGAAACGCTATTTGTTCGGCCTGATCCGGCGTAAGACCGAGACCACAATCAAGGT